GGATTAACGGCACAACGTATGTTTACGATCACCAGTTTTCCGGTAGGAATGCTTTCGGAGTTACGCAGGAATACACGGCGCGATATGTCACGAAGGTCCGGTTTCCTAGCGGGGATTTCACAACTTCTCGGGTTTCGATTGTTGCGCGTTAGCTTGACATTTCCATGTAGTTTGGTATTCTGTGCGCGTCGAGACTAGCATGGAATGAAGTGTTTTAGAAATAAGGGAATCTGACGCAAACAAAGCGTTGAATATATCCCGGCTTATTGGATGACTTTATTCCGCTGGTCTCGACAACCGCAGAGTGAAAACCAATGGGCCGGGTTTTTTTGTTTAAATTTTAGGAATGGAAAGGATGGGAAATAAATGGCTAATCCGTGGTTCAGACTTTACAGCGAAGCGGTAGACGATGAAAAGTTAAGGCTTTTAGCTTTTGAAGATAGATGGCACTTTATCGCCATTCTGTGTTGTAAAAATATGGGGCTTTTTGACGATGGAACAGAACTGGGTAAAAGGAAATTAGCCGTCAAACTTGGTCTTAGCGTTAGGGAGATGGACGAGGTTGCAAGGAGGTTGTCAGACGTAGGTCTGACCGATAGGGAAACTATGGAGCCATTGCAATGGGACAAGCGCCAATTCAAGGGCGACAGCAGTTCTGAAAGGGTCAAAAACTGGAGAGATAAAAACAAAAAACAACCATGTAACGGAGATGAAACGTTACAGAAACGTTACAGTAACGGCGTAAGAATACAGAATACAGATACAGATACAGATACAGATACAGATAAAAACCTTTGTGCATCTTCCGATGCCGACAAGGGAAAACCATCCAAGAGATTTAAACATCCGACCATTGAAGAAGTGGCCGCTTACTGCAAAGAGCGTAACAATGGAATCGATCCGGAATATTTTATTGATTCAAACAAATCGCGTGGATGGCTCGTAGGCCGGAATAAAACCCCGATGAAGGACTGGAAAGCAACCATAAGGACATGGGAGATAACAAACAAAAAACAAACATCTTCCCAAAAAACCCAAACCATAGCATCATCGACTTCATCAACAACCAGCGCCATCCCTGACGAAGTTTGGCAACGTTCGCTAGACAAGGCCAGGGGGTTGTATGAGTGAAACACAAAAGGCTGTAATCGGGACACTTTTACTTTTCCCTGACAGTGTCGGATCTCACTCCCATGCGATTGATGAAGGATGGCTGACCGGCGATTTCAAACGAGCCTTCCGGTATCTGACAGACAATCCAGGTGCGGACATAATCGCTCTATCCGAGGCATGCACCATCCCGGTTGACACGGTGATGGAATGGGCAGCTTCGGAGTTTTCACCAGGGTTCCTTTCCGGGCATATCGAACGGCTCGAAACAGAATCGACGGCCAGGAAGATCAAATTCCTATCGGCGCAGTTAAACAAGGTTAGCGGACTGGATGAAGCTAACAGCCTAATTGACCGATTCCAGGCGTCCCTTGCCGGGGTTGATACCACTGAGCCGGTCGGGATAAAGCAAGCGCTCCAAGACTTCGCCAATGAGCTTGAACGGAAACATCTTCAAGGCGGCAAGATGCTTGGAGTTTCCACAGGGATTGACCTTCTAGACATTAAAACCGAAGGTCTACACACTGGAGACCTAGTTATAATCGCCGCACCTGCGAGTATGGGGAAAACCGCTATGGCGTTGGGGATGGCTGACGCGGTATCTTTCGCCGGAAATGGTGGAGTTCTTATGTTTTCATTCGAAATGAAAACGCATCAGGTATTATCAAGAACTGTATCCTATCATTCAAAAGTCCCATTAGGAAAAATCAGAGCCGCAAGGTTTGAGACTGCCGACTGGTCAAGAATGTCTAACGCATTCAATAAAATGCAGAAGTCAGAAATGTTTATTGACGATCCGTCAGGGTTGTCTTTATCGCAAGCATTAAACAAAATACGCAGATATGCAAAGATGGGAGTTAAATATATATTTATTGATTATCTGCAAATTATGAATTATGATAAGGACAACGAGAACAGAGAACTCGACGTGATATGTTGTGCATTGAAGGGAATCGCTAAGGATTTAGATTTATGTGTCGTGCTACTATCGCAGCTAAACAGGGGAAACCAAAGGGAGAAACGAAAGCCGACTATCCATGACCTTCGAGGTTCCGGAACAATTGAGAACCATGCAGATGTTATACTTCTCCCGTGGCGTGAAGCGGCGTATTGCGACAAGTGCCAGGAAAATATAAACGACCAGGAGCATAATGTTGCAGTTCACCAGTCTAAAGCAGAGATAATAATCGGCAAACAAAGACAAGGTGAGCGTAATATTTCAGTGCCGGTTGTTTGGCTTGGAGAGCAAGCGAGGTTTGCAAATGTAGACAATGGGGGACACGATGATAGAGGTTAAATTGATTGGCGATTCGATTGAATTCCACGACAAAACCAAAGGACGGGGGATGTTTTACGATTTAGGGCCATCGGCGATATCCAGCGAAAAGGATATATTTTACTGGGTAAGGATATTGCGTGGCAAGCGGTGGTTTTCGTCAGACGTAGAATTGTCTTTTATCGGTAAAGCTAGGGCACTGGTCCTAAAGCGGGCCGTCACGATGTTCGTGAATCCGTAAAAATGGAACGCCTTGCCGGTCAGGAGACACGAACGGAACAGCGCGAAGGGATACGGCATGGCGGATGGTTAGGAATTGATTATGGGGCAAATTCAGCAGGAGATGAAATGGAAAGAGTTATATCGACGCTAAGGGCATCTCTCGATGTCGAATGTCCGAAATGTGAAAACATGTTCGACGCTTTTGACCAGGATGATGGCGGCAATATTATGAATCCTATTTTCAACAACGGATGGGACAAATTGATCGGTTGTGAATTGACCTGTCCTGAATGCGGGGAAGATATCGAACTTACCGGCGTTGAGTGGTAGACGTATAACAGTGGGGCAAATTAACAACGGGGGTGGAGATGGAAGAGTTTTTGAAGGCAGTGATAGAAATTATGAAAGAGGATGGCGGGTCATGTGGTCTTGTCGATATTGTGGATCGTCCAAAAGGGGGGAGAGAAGACCTTACGGGGTTGATCGACCATATCTATGTTGAGCAACGTTCCGGGGTTTGTGAAGACGACTATTACGGGGAAATTTACATACCAATCGGGAAAGGTAAATATCTTAAATGTTGGTACGTTTGCTGAACTTTGGGCAAATTAACAGGAGGCGGAAAGATGAGCAAACAAGGAGAGGCTAAAATCAGGCAAGGGTACGACCAGAAACCGATACCGCGCACCTGCGGAAATTGCGCAAACTTCAGGTCCGAGTTTACCGAACCGGTCCCGGAGTGTAATAAAGTGGGAGTATATCGCGAGGAGAAAAACATGCGTTGCTGTTTAGGAGGATTCGCGGTGAAGAAAAAAGGGACGTGCCGCGAGTATGATGAGTTGTTTTAGCGTGCCACGAGGGGTGATTGGTAATGGATTGTGTGGCAAATTAATGGAAGGTATGGCTAAGATGGTTGACTTCTCAAAGCATAAGAATGGCGTTGTCAATATTCATTGTTGCGATAGGTGCTCCAGGAGTGCAGGTTGGATACCTAAGGTGCCAGCGGATAGTGGGGTTGAGTCGTGGTTCTGCGATGTGTGTGGACACTATGGGATAGGATCTCTAACGCCATGCGAGATTGTAGATGGTTTGCGATTACGGCCATTAAGTTGATTGTGGGGCAAATTAACAGGAGGCGGCAAAATTATGCTCCGGATTCGTAAACATTTGGAAGCGACCATGGTGATGCTGGCGGTAAAAATTCTGAGGGGACGCAATGCCACCCGCTGCCGCGTGGTCTCTCGACAAGACAACAATGATATGTGGTACATGGCAGAGAAGCTGGAATCCATAGCCTCCAGAATGCGTGATGGGTACGAGCACGTATAACGACCGAAATAACCGGAGAGCGTAGCGAATCCGGTTGATTGACTGGTTATCGCAATCGAGGTTGCAGAATGAGAAAAACGGTGCATGCAAAATACGGGGGCAGATGTGCATATTGTGGTCAGGAAATCACCCTGAAACAGATGCACGTTGACCACCTGAAACCAATATGGCGCGGCAACCCTACCGTAAACCCTAAATACCGGGGCGCGGACACGATTGATAACATGATGCCAGCCTGCCGTGCTTGCAATCTCTGGAAATCGGTGCATCCGCTGGAACAGTTCCGGGCCGAAATGACGGCGCAGGTAGAGCGGCTGAGACTGCGGAGCGCAAATTACCGCATGGCAGAGCGTTACGGGCTGGTCGAGGCAACCGGGAAACCGGTGATATTTTGGTTTGAGCGATAACAAGGCTTATACAGCCCCCCCCCCTGTATAAACCCATATTTAAGCGGAGGATGAAATGTGGGCTGCGATGTCATTGAAAAAAGAAGCTGAAATCGAAACCATGGGGATAAAAAGAACCCTGCAAATTTCAGGCATGGCCGATGGTTGCACCGGATGTATGCTGGTTTTCGCTACCAAAGAACAGGCGGCAGCGTATGTCGGGCCGGGTGGTAGTATCGTGCAGATAGGCATCATAAAGGAGGAAGATGAATGAAAAACTGGGATGAAGTTTCAGCGGAAATGCAGTCAAAAGGTACGCCGCTTTCTGCGCTCGGATACTGTAAAATATCGTTCGATGCCGGGCAGTCAAGTGTTTATTCTACTATCCGGAAAATCCTAAAAGATGCCGACTACCAGGATTGTTTCACAAGTGACGGCGAGATACCCGCGACGATCAGAGACGCTGTGCAATTGGCGCAACGGGCTAAAGATATATCACCAAAACTTGGGAAATTGTTGTATGCGGCTCGCAACACTCTGGTGGAGAATTTGCATTTAACCGATGGCGACGATTGCACACTGAGGGAGCTTCGGGACGCGGTGGCGGCGATTGATCCGGAATGGGAGGAATAAATGGAAGAGCCGAAGCTAAGGAAGGTTGAGGTAGCTGAATTTGAATTGTGCGACGGTTGCTATTTCTACAACAACATTCGTCCTGTATGCTATGCACCGCACAAAATCAAAATAGAGTGCTCCCAGGGCGGCAATTTTATCTTCGTGGAGGAATAAATGGCAAACAAAAACGCACCGCTAAAAGTTCCGTGCCACTGCGAAGAGTGCAAGGGTGATTATGTTGACCAGGTGGTATATATGCGGCACAACGGGATAACCATACCTGGATCATTTGGAACAACACAGGACGAAATGTGGTATATGGGGAATTGGTGGGATAAACGAAAGGAGAAAGTGCAATGAGTTTTATGGGAGTAAGAACGCACATACCTGGCGGATGGAAAGACACAAGCGAAGACGATTACACCATAAGTGTTTCTCAAGGCTATGAACCGCTAGCCGAAGTATTGTACCAGGCGCTAGACCAGGCGCAGCACGGGAAAGGTGCTATCCGGCATTCAAACGGCCTGCCATTTCTCCAACAGCCGATAATGACCGGCGGAAGGGAATGCGGCGCAGGTGGGTTGATATTTCAAGCCAGGAAGAAGGCCCTTGAGGCGCTGAACTGCGAAGATGATGGACGGGCGATTCAGGATATGCTAGGCGCAATTAACTACTTGGCGGCGGCTGTTATCTTGAGACGTGAGCAAGCTGAAAAAGATGGGCCGTACTTCGGATAGGGAGACGATATGGAAAAATTAAACGAGTACATAGGGAAAACGATATCAGGTATTTCAAGCAATGATGGAGAATTTAACTTTACGTTTAGTGACGGACAGACTTTAGTCATATTCGCCGCGCCATGCTGACACGTCAATAGCTACTGTTACATATTGCTTCCAGACGGATCAGAGGTAGAATCAAATTAATATAGAAAAGGCCCCTTTAACCAGGGGCCTTCATTATGCTACAGGAAATAAATGATGGCGATTATTACCGCGACCGCGATACAACAGATGTTTGCGGAGTATTCGCCTGATGTTGGGTTGTCGTGTTCAAACATTTAGATCACTCCTATTCTGATTTTGGCGGCATAACTGTCGGCCTGCCATATTTTTTTTGGTTTTCAATTAAACATATAGCATCGTTTCGTGTAGGAGCGCAACGTCTACAAAAGAATGTATCAGCAATATAAAATCTATAACCGGCATTCGTGACCATACTGTGATTATCAAGAAACCATCCTATCTCCCTTCGAAACTCTTTTCCACATGTGGCGCACCTTCTCCATGTAAAAATCGTGAAGTGCTTACGAAGAGATTTCCTATATTCGCAATATTTTCTTATCATGACAATATCACCCAATATGCCTTTTGTACAATCCGAGAACATCAATCGCCAGTTCAACATAGGCGACAACCGGACCCGGGATTTCAGCGTCAGAATTAACCCAACGGTTGACTGTTGATATATCTACACCGAGGGTTTTTGCAAGTTGCCCCTGTGACCAGCCAAGAGACTTGAGATGTTCTTTCAATTCTTCCTTCGTCATACCATCCTCCGTAATATCAAATTGTTCCGAACCATATAACCACAGTTGCTAAAATTGCTGCCATGATTAATGTTAAGCCAACGTCTGCCAAGTCTATCCGTTGCGGTTCCATGTTTCCTCCTTGCCCGTTACGTGCCACGGGCGGGGCTGGTTGGGGTTACGCTGTCAATCTAGCGGCAATCTTCGCTATATGGCTAGATGTTGACTTCTCTGCGGTGGCAAGAGACTTGAAGAACCGTCCCTTGTAACCGTGAATAACGTTTGACTCTCCGTCCCTGTCGATTCTGACAATTAAGGTATAAAAAGTTCCGTCGTCACATTTCGAAAAGCGCGGCTCGTATTTGCTCATTTCCGTTCCCCTTAGTTAGTTGTTCCCTGTTTGTGTCTAAACTATACCGCAAAACGAGGTAGGCGTCAACAAGAAAAAGGAAGAAAATAACGCATTATGCAAAATAAATCCCAGGCAGGTATGGGCATCTTGCAAAAACTCCATGTTTCCGGTATGTTTTTAACAATGGCGGGATGGACTAACAAGGGGGAGATATGTTGAACTGGTCAGAGAAGGTCAAGCTGTACAAAACGGCGTACATACTCAAGAACGAAAAAGAGATCTACGCCAGCGCCGCACCAATGAATGGCGACAGGGTACAGACTGGCGGGCGTGGCGGCGGGAGATGCTTCCTTGAGTGGGCCATTGACGTGCTGTTACATTCCACGCCGGATATTGAGCGGTACTATCTACGGGACAATGGGGCGGAGTATGAACCGGTGACGGGGAAACTTAGCGCAGAGCTTCGCAAGTTTTGGAAGAGCGTCAGAGAAAGGAAGCTGGATCAAGACGGGTTGAGGATTGTCGATCTGCTATACCAAAGCCCCAGAGAATTGTTCGATTCAGGGATAATGGAAGATGAATGAAAACATGTTGATTACCTGTTGACAAAGCGTTAGAGAAGTTGTAAAGTCAGGCAAAAGTACACTTGCGCCAAAAACAAAACACATGGAACTTGTCACCGTAAATGACGTGTTTTTATGTTGTGCGGCTAGGTCGGCCAACCGAAGAGGCGAATCCCCAGCGCCCTGCCGCCGCACAAACGTGGGGCATTAAACAGGGTGGGGTCTGATGAAACCGACGAAAGCAAGCATCTGCCGAACTTTCTATCATGATAGGCATAAAAGTGATATGTGCCTTGACGAAAAAGAATTAACTAAATTCTTGCGCCATGTTGTCGTCGAAGAAAATACCGGTTGCTGGTTGTGGGACGGGACGAAATCTGGTTTGTACGGTCAATTCACCGTACATGGTAAGCAGACAGGGGCTCACCGTGTATCATGGATGTTAAAACATGGCGAGAGCATTCCTGTTGGAATGTGTATATGCCACGTTTGTGATACTCCGTCTTGTGTAAATCCGGACCATTTATTCCTCGGGACGTACAAAGACAACGGCCAAGACATGGGCCGTAAGATAAAGCAGAGAAAAGGCGAAACCAGAAACCCAGAAAAGTTTAAAAAAGAAGAGACATTAGAAATAAGGGCTGCAAGGATCCGCGGTGTCGACTGGTGGGAAATAGCAGAAGCGCACAAAATAACACCCGCACAAGTCAATGAAATCTTTCTTCGCGAAGATTGGCCGTGGCTTCAATAAAATCATCCCGCCATATCCAGGCGGTGCCGTTACCCTGCGGTGACGGCAAAATACATCTCATCCGCCAAGCGCGGAAGGAGCTACGAGGCCGTATAAAACATAGGTATTATGCGTCCCCAGCTAACTAGCCGCAAGCCTCTAAGCTATACTCAACCAGCGATACCGAGAAAGCGCGCATATCGGTAGAGTGTTTGTCGGAGTCACTACGCTATTAAACCGACGAAGTTTCAAGTTTGCCGCGCAACTGCGTAGCGGGTGCGGGGGCTTACGCCGGGACCTGACAGGGCGAAAACAAGGGTGACAGCCGGAGAGACGGCGACAATAACCATTTTGTTACTGGGGACGTGGCTGAACGGCTAAGGCACCAGGCTGTAACCCTGCGGTACTGAAAAGATGTTCGAGGTTCGAATCCTCGCGGCCCCACCATAGATAAGCAAGTTTTGCCATGAACTTTTGCGGGTGCATTGGCAAATATGCTCGGATGGATTGCCAAAGGCATCATTCGGAGCGAACAAACGGGACCTGTCCGCACAACAAAGGTGACAAGCCGGGAGAGACCGGCATGAAAGTTACGCCGCTGTCGCCTAATGGTTGGGCATCTCCCTTGTAACGAGAACAATGTAGGTTCGAGTCCTATCGGCGGCTCCAATGTTGTTGTTAAGAGCCGGGGAGCGTCCCCGGTCAGTAGTTCCTTAGTCTCAAAGAACTGGCATCCTTATGGCCGGTGGAACATGCGGACCTTGCGTATAACCAGAACGGAAGTATTCCCACATGCCCCCGGTGTACCCTCCTGCATCGGGGGACTTTTTTATGGTATGACAATGAAATGCGGACAAAACATCACGACAGATAAAAACGGATGGAAAGTCCCGGCGTCCTGTCAAGGGGTGACATACACCACAGGCGAAGGACCGGACATGGTGAGATATTGCCCGGTATGCAAATCCAGGTGGACGATGGACGGGAAAGGCACACAATGAGCATATGGGAAAGATTAAAACTAGGAACATTGGCGGTAATACTTTCAATGTCGGTGGGGTTCACCTTAGGATGGTTCGTGGCAATAGCGTTTCGAGCAATATACAACCAATGAGCAGGATGCAGCGCCTAAAAGGTTGGGCAATGCTCGGAGCCATTGGCTTAGCAATGACAGCCGCAAGCCTCGCAGGACAGTGGGTAGTTTGCAGAATATTCGGATGGTGAGTTATGGCAGGTGGAAGACCAACAGATTACAGGGTCGAATATTGCGATAGACTAATAGAGATAATGCGCGAAGGTGCATCAATCGAGGAAGTCGCCGCAGACCTTGATATATCTAAGACCACTCTGTACAACTGGGCCGAAGCACACGAAGAGTTTATGAACGCCAAAAAAAGAGGCGAAGAGTTATCCCTATCATGGTGGGTAAAGCAAGGACGCATCCAGCTCCAAAATAGAGACTTCAGCGCCACGCTGTTTTACATGAACATGAAGAACCGTTTCAAGTGGCGGGACAAGCATGAGGTAGACCATTCTTCATCGGATGGTACCATGACCCCTACGAAGATCATCATCCAAGCTGGAGACAACAAAGGCGAATAGATGTCCACCGCTATCATAAAGCTCCCTCCAAAATTGGTTCCATTGTTCGCACCGCCAAGGGGGGCGCTACGGTATCGGGGGTCATACGGGGGCAGGGGAAGCGCCAAGTCATTCACCTTCGCAAAGATGGCCGCTGTGTGGGGATACGCCGAACCACTACGGATATTATGCACGCGGGAATTCCAGTGTTCGATCAAGGATTCATTCCATGCCGAAGTGAAAAACTCCATTGCATCCGAACCGTGGCTTGATGCTGCGTACGATGTTGGGGTTGATTATATCAAGGGGCGCAACGGAACGGAGTTTATCTTTCGTGGACTGCGTAACAACCAGGGCAATATTAAGTCACTCGCCCACATTGACCTTTGCATAGTTGAGGAAGCGGAGGACATACCGGAATCAAGTTGGCAGGTATTGGAACCGACGATCCGAGCGCCGAAGTCGGAGATATGGCCGATATGGAATCCCGGCAAGAAGGGTAGCCCGACTGATACGCGGTTCAGGATCAACCAGCCTCCCCGGTCCATGATGGTGGAGATGAATTACTCCGACAACCCGTGGTTCCCTGCGGTACTTGAAGAACAGCGCGCCCACGCACAGCGGGTGATGGACGATGCCCTATACAATCACATATGGGGCGGTCACTATTACGAACTGTCGGACGCGCAGATATTTCGCAACAAATACACGGTTGAAGAGTTCGAGCCGACGAAAATGTGGAAGGGTCCGTACTTCGGTATGGACTTCGGCTTTTCGCAAGACCCGACAACGGCGGTAAAATGCTGGGTATGGGATGACTGCCTATGGATTGAGCATGACGCCGGGGCGGTAGGGCTTGAGCTTGACGATACAGCACAGTTCCTTACCGAGAGGGTGCCAGATATCAACCGGTACAAGGTTAGAGCAGACAGCGCAAGGCCGGAGTCGATCAGCTACTTAGCACGGCACGGCCTACCTTTTATTGAGGGTGTTGAGAAGGGCAAGGGCAGCGTTGAAGACGGGATAGCACACATTAAGAGCTATCGTCAGGTTGTGATCCATCCCAGGTGCAAGGGGACGCTGAACGAGTTCCGGCTTTACAGTTACAAGACAGACCGACTCAGTGGGGATATATTGCCAGTTCCACTGGATGCCAACAACCACTACATAGACTCAGTTCGCTACGCCACAAGGCCCCTAATGGGCGGCGGAGTATTCGACTACAGCAGACTGCTTTAAGGATAACCAATGGCGACAATAGCCGAACGGTTTGCAGATGGGATAACCAGCCTCACCAACAAACTTGCCAATAGCCGCAACTCCCACAGCAACAACAGACTTACCAGTTGCCGTGTTGATTGGGACGAGCTTCGGGCAATGTACCGGTCCGGCATGGGTAACAAGATCATCCGGTTAAAGGCCGGGATTGCGCTTGACGATACGCTCCAATTTGATACGACCGGAGATCAAGAGTTCTACGAATCGCGGATACAGGCCAACATTAAACGCGCCGTTAAATTCATGCTGGCGTTCGGGCGGTGCTTGTTTGTTATCCATGAGCCTGGGGCGGACCTGTCGCAACCGTTGAAAACTATCAACGACTGGACGAACGTCCGGTATCACGTTTTTAGCGGAGACATGGTTTATGTATCAAGTGTCAACCTCGACCTCGCAAGTGTCGATTACCTGGCACCGAGGTCTTTCAGCGTGCGGGGTTTCAGTATCCATCCCTCGCGTATTGCGGATTTCAAATACATAGAGCCTACCGAGTTTGACGCGCCGACCTATCAATACGGGGGCATATCAGAATTTGAATTGATTCGCGGTGAGATCCTTTCCGACCAGATCATACAGCGTGCCGTTCCGCAGATGCTTGAGAAATGCGCGACGATCTTCTATAAAATAAAGGGATTCAAGGAATTACTGGCCGACAAGAAAGAGGGCGAGTTGCTGCAATACTTCCAGGCGCTTGAGAATCTCCGCAGCATCTACGGTGCCGGGATCATCGACCAGGAAGACGAAATAGAGTCGATATCACAGACGCTCACCAACTTGGCCGAATCGGACATGATATCTCTTCGGCGGCTAGCAATGGTAACCGGTCTGCCTCTTTCGTGGCTGGTAGGCGAAGCGGCGCGTGGATTGAACAGCACAGGGGAAGGTGAGCGGCAAGTCCTGATGGCAACCATCGAGACGCTGCAATCCGACTACCTTCTTCAGCCTATCAACCGGATCATGGCAATGCACGGTCGAGGGCCGGTTTGCTTCAAGGACAACCAAGGGGAGTCACCTACCGAGCGCATGGCGTTTGAAACAGAGGCAATCAAAAACGCGTTGGCATTGTGGCAGATGGGCGAGGATTACGGGAAATATCTGAACGACAACGGGGTAACAACGGAAGACCCGTTTGACCTTATGTTCCCGGCTGTGAAAGAAGAAACGCAAGAAGATGAAAGCCTTGACGGTCAGATAGATATCGGCTCGATATTCGGCGGCGACGATGAAGCGTGAAATCACAGCCAGCAAGCCAACGTTCGTCAAGGGAGCAACTGAGCCAAAGACGGAGGTACGCAAGTTCGCAAGCGCGGTTGAGTATATAGTCGAACAAATGGGCAAGCTCTGGAAGTCGCAGGTTTTGAAGGCGCTGAACAGGTCAACCGTTGAGAAGTTTGAAGACGCACAGACCGGTAACTTTTCTAAAGTGTTCCTGACTATCGCCAAGCGAGTTAACAAAAGCTTGGTATCCAGATTCGATGACAAGCGGATTGAAGAGCTTGCCAAGCTGTACACCAAGAGAGCAGACCGACGCAACCAAAAAGAATTCTATGAGAAAATAGAAAGTATAATCGGAGTTAGCCGCAAAGAGCTTGAATCAACAGAAGGGCTAACGGCACAGATAAACGCCATTACCGAAGAGACGTCACAGTGGATAAAGAAACTTCGCAACGACACATTGCAGGAATGGACCGCTAACACGCTTAGGCAGATGGCGGAAGGAAAAGGCATAGAGGAAATAACATCCGAATTCGACAACATGGTCGAGACGCGCAAGGGTCACGCTAAAATGGTGGCCAGAACGCAGATTGGCACATTCAACAGCCTGACCGCAAAAGCCAGAGCGCAGAATCTCGGGATTACCAAGGCCGTATGGGTGACCAGCAAAGACGAAAGAGTTAGAGCGGCGCATATTGACAGGGACGGAAAAGAATTCGATCTGGCCGAAGGGCTTTATTCCAGCATTGACGGGCAGCATTTAATCCCCGGCACGGATTTCCAATGCCGCTGCGTTAGTCGTTTCATCATCCCCGGCATGGAGGATTAGATGGGAAGATTCAGCCAGTACTTGACAGACCTACTCCCGAAGACTGGCCGTGTGATGACCGAAGACGGCGGATATGTCAACACCGCCGATTATATGTCAAACGACAGACGCGGCATATACACCAGACCGGCAAACGGTACAAACTTGGACGCATTCGGGAGACAGCGCATATCCTCACCGACCACCCTGTTTGATGCGCAACAGGAATACGGCCTGGATACCCGGATGATATGGGACGCCACTGCAAACGGAAACTATGCAGCCGAATCGAGCAATGGCAGTGTGTCAGATGCCGGGGCGCTGGTAGGACCTCGCAATATCAACACGCGGATGACGCCAATAACAGCAAGCGCGGTTGACGGTTCAGAAGCAATCCTTCAAAGCCGCCAGTATGTCAGATACATCCCCGGCAAGTCGCAATTTATAGCCATGACCGGGATATTTGCAACATCCGGCAGTGAAATGTCAATTGTTGTCCGGTCAAGTACCAGCGGATCGGTTGTTGATAGGGTAGCCAAGCAAGAAGAATGGACGGTTGATAAGTTCGACGGGACAGGCGAAAGCGGCATAGCCATTGATTTCACCAAGACGCAAATCCTAATCATGGATGCGCAGTGGCTATCCGTCGGTAAGGTCAGGATCGGGTTTGATATCGGCGGAATCTTCCGGGTTGCGCATGAGTTCGATAACGCCAATCAATTGACGGTCCCCTATACGCAGACATTCAACCTACCAGTTAGGGCTGAGGCAAAAACGGATGCCACAGGAACTAATCTGATCGCGGGGTATTACGACTCGGCAAACGGCGTATTTCTAAAGGCCCGCACTCCTTCCCCTGGCGGGACATTGCAGTTTATCTGCTGTACAGTACAAAGTGAAGGAGGCGAAGAGGCTAGAGGGTTTCAGCTAAGCGCCGCAACTAGCTTGGCTGGAAGGGCCATAAGCGGAGAACTTCCCGTAATCGCCATAAGGCCGAAATCGGCGCACAACGGCATAACCAATCGTTCGCATGTTGAGTTAGTGGGATACTCGATAGACGTGCAACTGGTAGATTGTTTGGTTGCCGTGGTATTGGGCGGTACAGTCACGGGTGGGACATGGGTTAGCCGGGGCGCAAACAGCACCGTCGAATACAACATAACAGGAACGGCAATATCTGGCGGGGAGACGATCCGGGGCGGGTTCGCCGTGGCAGGGGTCGGGAGCCAGGGCGGATTATTGGCGGAGGTTGTAGGAGACCCTAGGACACCGTTTATCTTGTCGCAGATAGACGCATACGCAGCGCGGCAGATAGAGAACGCCATAGTTTTGACGCCGTTGACAGGTTCAGGAACAGCCAGGGCAGCAATCAACTGGAACGAGCAGACCATATGATAAAAAAACAATTCAGAGATATCGCGGAGTATTCAAACGCAGACCGGACGGCGCTCAGCATCCGTGATGGGGTACTTGAGTATCTTGGTATCGAGTTGGGGCTTGATCCTCCGGATAAAGTCTTTACCGTGTATCGTTCCCCGGCGACTATCGCCAATGCCGCGTACAAAATGCCGGGGATACCGCTTACAAATGAGCACGTAAGTATCGAGGTGATGGCACCGAACACCGGCAGCAGCGTAACTGTATCGGAGGTTATCGACCAGATCGACGAAGCAACCAACACAAGGCTTGCGGTTAAAAACACCTTAGTGGTTAACGACTCCATGACGGCATTGCTTGCAGATAAAAAGCAAATGTCCTTAGGATACATGGCCGATTTAATCGAGCATTCGAAATGGGATTATGAGCAGGTCAATATAATCCCGCACCATCTCGCGGCTGTCCCGTCTGGCCGTTGTGGACCGCTATGCAGTTTCTTAGACAGAAAATCAATCACGGAAGGAATCGGAGAGATGAAGAAAGGCAAGATTAACAAGTTTTTCCTGGATGAAGAGGGGGCAGTCAATCTTGAACAGATCGTCGAGATTGCAATGGCGCTCCCTGACGCAATCAAGAAAGTCCCGGTTGATAAGCTGGGCGAGTTGATCCCGGCAATGCAAGAAATCATTTCCTACTCGAAAGAGCAGGGCGTCGAAATCCCGGCAGAAGAGACGGAAGAAAAGCCCGAAGGAGACATGGAAGAAAAACCGGTTGGAGATATGGAAGAAAAGCCGGTCGAAGACGAAGACATGGAAGAGGAAGACAAGAAGAAGTTCACCGATGCCGACTTCCGCAAAGCTCTTGCCAAGGAAAAGAAATCGTTTGCAGACGAAGCGGTTAAACGTTTCGGCGGCGTAGTAACCAAGGCTCGGGCCTTCGTCGGGGAGAGTTACAGTTTTGAAGACAAGTCTATTAATCAGGTTATGCGCGATTGTCTGGCGACTCAGTCAACGGAAAAATTTGCCGACAACGAGCTTGCAGTAGCATTTAAACTGCTTCGCAAGGCAGGTTCCGATTACAGTAACTTCGGGGGCACTAAGACCGCTGGTAGCCTTACCGAACGAATCAAACAGACTATCGAAAAGGAGTAATACAGATGGCTTTCGCAAACACCGCACTGCAAGACAATCCTGACCTTCCCGCTGGCGAGGTCATTGCCGCGTCTCCCAACAACGTAAGCGCCTTTGAGATTTTCGAGAATGGCCTTATCGAGGGGCGCTTTTGTAAATACGATTCCGGCAGCATTGACAACCTGGATGCTTCGGCAACCCCGGTCCTGGCTGGTATCGTCCGGCGCAAACTGACCGGCGAAATTGGTACCGGTATTTACAGCACTACCGGCGCGACGATCGACCAAGTTGCAGAGGTTATCAACTTCGGCTTCGCTACCGTCACCGTTACCGCAGCAGCTACCCCGGTTAAATTTGACCAGGTATACACCGTCAACGCAGCTACCGCTGACGCTGGCAAGGCAACCGACGATTCCGGCCAGTTGATCGTTCCCGGTGCTATCTTCTGGGAGCAGAAAGCATCTAACGTATGGCTTGTCCGTATCATGATGGGCGTCGAGACTTCGACTAGCTATGTCGGCACTCCTTCGACTATGGAAGTCAGCGCAGTTGACAACGAAGACGCTACCGCAACCGTAACGGTTCAGGCCAAATCGGCAGACGGCACCGATTACGCGGATAACGTTCTTTTCCGCTTCTGGGTTGGTGGAGCAGACGACTTCCTGATTGACGCTATCACCGATATCCTGGTCCCGACCGGTACGCTGTTCCGCGAAGAAACTGCAAACGCGGCTGAGCTTGTTATCACCGATGCAACCGGCCTTGCTGAAATTACCCTGAGCGTTGCGGGTGGCGGCACTACCTACGCATGGGCGGAAATCGGCGGCAATATCTTCCCCCTCGGCGCTATCGTCGTAACCGCATAAAGGAGCGATAAAGAATGAAACGCACTGAAAAGTTTGTGAAAAGTATTTACAATATCGGCTCTTTTGAGGATGCCGCAGGGTATGCCAAGAAGCAATTCAAGGACGCTGGCGGTATTATCCTTGCCCGTAACCTTGAGCATGTATCCGCAGAAATCTTTACCCAGGAATTTGCTGGCCTGACTTTCCTGAACCAGGGTATCGACGTTAACAACGAAGGCGGATACGCTACCTCCATCAAGAAGCTGAAACTTCGAGTCGAAGGCGGTTTCCGCGAATCCGGTTCCCTTACCAACACTACCGGCAAGATTACCCTTTCCGGCGAAGAGGACAGTATCCCGGTTTTCACGATGGAAGGTGAATCCGATTGGTCGGAGATCGAGCTGAAACAGGCGGAGTTGCAGAATATCAACTTGCCGAGCCGGTTTTTCGAAGGTCACGCGGAACTGTACAACCGCAAGATTGATGACCTCGGGTACCTCGGCCAGGTCCGCACCGATGGCAGTCAGAAAACCACAGGCCTTCTCAACTTCGGTTGGGCTGACGATACCAGCACGACAACCGCCGAACTGTCTACCGGCGCTGAGCTGTATCAGGAGATTGCAGACCTCATCGTTCGGCAGTGGACAGGCGTTCTGAATATCGACACTTACAAAGCCGACCGCGTTGTAATGCCGTCCCGTGTATACAACATCTGTACCAGCAAGATTCTCAATTCTGCCGGTTCGGAAATGTCGGTAATGCGCGCTTTGGAAGCTAACTTCCCGACCGTTACTTTCGGCATGACCACCAAGGCCGAAACCGCTGGAGCTGGAGATGCTTCGATTACCGTTGCATTTAGCTCCAACCGCCGTGCCATGCAAATGCGGGTTCCGGTTCCGCTGAATGTTTCCAGCGTTGACCAGAGAGGGTTCAAATATTATGTTGAATCCTTCTTCGCTGTAGCTGGACTGGATGTTATCGAGACTGACGCAGCCCAGACCCTCACCGGCCTGTAATATGGCTAAGCGAGCGTACCGCAGAAAGGTAGCCGCACCATTGGATGAAACTGTTGCAGCGGTGGGGGAAAACTCCACCGCTGTTCCATTACCACCCGAACACGTGGCGAAGTCTAGCATCAAGAACATCGGGACAACCGTCCAATATGTGTACGGCAAACCTCTTGCCTCTGGTGAATCGAGACCGGTTACCTCAGGCGACAAAGAAAACAAACAAGGAACGGCCAGGATCGAAAACTCAATCCGTCTAGGTAAATTGGAGCGCGTATAATGGCATTCATCGACGATTTCAAATCTCGTTTTCCCGAATTCGAAACGGCAATTGTTGACCAATACTTGCCGATACTTGAACAAGTATGGCCTTGCTACACGGGATGGACATACGAGGGATGCGGGGAAGAGATCGTCCTCAACTTGGTAGCTCACCTGCTGACAGCAGAAATCAGCGCAGGAACCGACCCGCTAAAGCAGATAACAAGTCAATCTGTTGGCAATGTATCACAATCCTTCGCGGTTGACGCATCAGCAGGTGAGCGCACCACATGGCTACTTTCCACTAAATACGGGGCGCGGTATTCGTTGCTTACCAGGCACCGGCAAGGCGGGGTGTTCGTGTGATAAAACCGGAAGAGATGCTAAAGAAAACGATGGCGATGGCTAAATCAATCGACCAGGTGAAAAGCGGATATGTCGCGGTCGGGCTACCAGTTGAAAAAGCCAGTAGCAAAGTTTACAAGTACGGAGAAACGGTTGTATCTGTCGGGTCCGTGCATGAATACGGGGCGGCTGGTATGCCGAAACGATCATTCCTCAGGATGCCGTTTATCATCAAGAAAAACACGATGGACAAGGTAATAACTTTGCAGTTTCAAGAAGTGTTCGAAAAAGGGAAAATTGTCAGTCAGGCATTGGGGCTGGTAGGGACGGCGGCCGTAAATGTTGTTCAAGAGGCTTTCACGACCAGGGGTTTCGGACAGTGGCCTGACATACAACAGAGAACCAAGGACAGAAAAGGCAGCTCGCAGGTGTTGATTAACACTGGTATCTTGCGAGGGTCTATCACCTACGTTGTAAGGGGGCTGTGATGTTGCCTAACATGTCAAGCGCCCTACGGCGTTGGGAACGATTGGTGCCGATAAAGACGGTCACTAAAACAACGATGAATTTTGTTGAGACGGAAGTGGTTACGATCCGTAATCAGTTGTGTGTTGTGCAAGTAGCCGACAAGGAGAAACTTAATCCAGCAACGATTGATTGGTCCCTGGAATATATTATGGTGCATTCTTCTGTGCCGGTCCTTATTGGCGAGTATGTAGAATTCTCAGGCATGGATTACAAAGTTATCAATCGCGGTGCATGGAGGGGGTACGGCTTTGACGATGTTATTGCAGAGGAAACCAAGCGTCCGTTGTTGGTTGAAACGGTGGTTCCATGAATGATTCCCTCGTAAAGACGGCAATTTTTGTTCGTGATCTTCTGGCATACAACGAGGCGCTGGTAAAGATCGGACGCCAGGGCGACGAGATAACAGACTTCACCGTCGGATATATCGGGGTTGATTCTTTGGGCCTGGCTGTGCGTCTCGCATCAGGTGAGAGGTTCGACCCTGTAGCCGAATCAATGGGGTATCAACAGCAATATATCGAGCCGGTAATCCTGTCATTTTACGGTGACGGAGCATGGGCGAGGGCAAACGTTTTCAGCTTGCTGGTAAGGTCTCAAAAGTCCCTTGAGTTGCAAACATCTCTTGGCATTGGGGTTTATCAGACAAGCGCAATCATGGACGTGAAAATATTGACCGGCCAGCAATACGGGGAACGGTATGAAATACAGATAAACGTTCAATACAGCATCTCTGTTGAAGTCGCAACCAAGCGGATAGATCAAGAGCAAATCACCGTAATTTCAGAAAAAGGACAGGAGATTTCATATGTCGGTTAACATCAACAACGTTGTGAACGTTGCGCTAATTGAAGGCGGCGAGCTTGCAGCAAGGGACAATCCCAACACCGTTGTCATCATGACCAGCCAGCAGGACGGGCCGCTTTCGTCTGCGAACCGTTACGCGCTTTACAGTGACGCTAATACCGTGGCGCAGGACTTCGGCACCGCCTCGGATATGGCAGACTTCGCAAATGCGTTCTTCGGCACACAGCCTAACCCTACCAATGCCGGGGGCGTCCTTGTCGCCGGTTACTGGCGAGGGGCATCCGAGGACGTGGCAGCAACGGCGGCAGCCCTTACCGGGGCGCAGATTGCAGAGGCTACCGTAATTGGGCAGCTTCAATCTATCTCCGATGGAACGCTTGATATTACCATTGATGGTTCGGCTGAAAACCTCACCGCCCTTGACTTTCAATCGGTGATTGATATTGACGGCGTTGTTGATGTGCTGAACACGGCACTGACCGGTGGCACCGCATCCTTTGACGATCAGAGGGTAATCATCACTTCGGATACTACCGGCGCACTTAGCACTATCACCTTAGCAACGTCTCCCGGGACCGGTACCTTCATCGGCGCTATCCTGGCCCTGTCCACAGGGACCGGCGCAGTTGCTACGCAAGGCGCGGCAGCTGATACGCTGGCAGTAGAAACCAAGGTTGACGCAGTATCCGCACTCCGGGCGTTGATCAAATTTCGCGGTCTGGTTTTCATCGACAACCCGACCGACATTGAATCGAAAGACCTAGCCGAATGGGGCCAGGCCAACAGTATCCTGCAATATGATGTTTTCAGCTCGGCAAGTAACCTGTTGATTGATCCGGCTAACGTGGTTTGGGATATTAAGCTTTCTGGCCTGACTAACTACCGGATGCTGTACAGCAAAGCCAACAACCGGAAGATGGCAGCTAGCTACATGGCCCGTGCCCATACGGTCAATTTCAATGCCGAGAATTCAGCGTTGACGATGCACCTCAAGGAGCTTTCCGTTGCAGCAGAGGCTTACACACAAACCGAAGTAACGGCAGCAAAGAACGTTGGTTTGGATATCTACACCACTATCAAGCGGACTGCTTGCATCCTGACCAGCGGGGCTAATGACTTCACCGATAACCGGTACAATTTCATTGCATACGAAGACGCGCTACAGACTGATATGTACAACCTATTGAAGCTCACAGGAACCAAAATCCCGCAGACGCAACGAGGGGTTAACCAATTGATCGACCAGGCCGAGAAGACGACTCGCGGCTTCGTCCGAGCCGGAGTGTTCGCTCCCGGCACATGGTCAAGCCCTGACTATTTCGGTGACCGTGCAACTTTCGAGCAGAACATTTTTGACAACGGGTTCTATTGGATTTCCGGCAGCCTGGCGGATCAACCGCAATCTGACCGCGAAGCTCGGAAGTCTCCCGTACTTCAAGGGGCGGTCAAACTGGCCGGGGCAGTTCACTCCGTAGACATGATCGTTTTCATCAATCGTTAAAGGGGTAGAAAATGGCATCAGCAATCACACTAGCAGCAGATAGCACTACCCTCATCCTCAACGGGACCGCTATCACCGATTTGGTAGAGGGTGACACTATCACTCTTGCACCTGTAAACCCGGCAACCAGCCACGTAAACGCCATTGGCGGGGGCGTATCTATCAACGAGCGTTCCGACCGGGGAGTATATGACGTAACTGTCAGGGTCCAGAGATTCAGCGGCTCGGACGGTTTCATGAACAACCTTCTCCGTCAGTCGCCGCCAGTTCTGATTAACGGAAGCGCAAAGGAAAACTTTATCCGTGACGGGATCGGCGGGGTAGAATCGTGGGTGCTGGAAAATGGCAGCATCACCACCCAGCCGACCGGGACCAAAAACAGCACAGACGGTAACGCACTTTCCGAATACGTGGTTCGTTTCCGTAACTGTAGCCGTAATCTGTAAGAGGGAATATGGAAGACAAAGATCTACAATCAAACGCACTGTCAATGTTGAAAGCAATCGACGAAGACCGATGTGCAGAAATCAATGGCCGTGAATACAAGATCACCGCAGTAACGCATGACAAGCGCCGCAAGGTATTCGCGTTCTACAGCCGCTTCGGGTCAGACATTCAGCGCGGAGACTTTTGGTTTCTCACCACGCCAGAATTTGCAGACGTGGAAAAGGTCATCAGCAACATTGTAACTTTCGAAGGCAGTTTGCTTTCCAAGCTGCCGAACCACTGGGATGAATATCCCGAAGACTACTTGATTTTCATTCCGTCCATGTTGGGGGCATTGTCTTACCCTTTTTTGCGCGGAAACCTTGGCGGCTGAAAGTCCATTGCCCAGTATCGGACAACGACTACATAGGGCAAACGAATCTGACGGATGACGATATGGCCGTGGTGTATCTCTCTAAGCAGGGGTATGGCACGGTCAGTCAGATCAGGGCTTTAGATACCAAGGACTTCTTGGACCTCATGGAATACGAGGCCATAGAAAACGCCATCGAGCGGCACTTGAGATGGAAAGCGGAAAACAATAGGGGGTAACGTGGCAATTGCGACCGAACTAATTACAAAATTCAGCTTTCAAGGTTCATCGTCGCCACTTAACCAGTATAACGCCTCGCTTGTTAAAGGGATTGGGCTGGTTGCTGGGTTCGCGACTGCCAGCATTGCCGCGTCAATTGCAATCGGCAAATGGGCGTCGAACGTCCTGCAATCAATCCAGCCTCTCGGGGATTTGGCAGCACAAACCGGGGTAGCAGTCGAAGCAATACAGGAACTAGGGTACGTTGCCAGCGTTTCAAATTCATCTGCCGGGGCGCTACAATCAACACTTAGCGGCCTGTCCCAGAAGATCGGTGACGCAGCTCAGAAGGGTTCCGCAGAGTTTGCACGGCTGGGGATATCCGTTAGAGATTCAAATGGTCACGTAAAAACGGCAGACAAGATATTAGGCGAAGTCGGCAGCAGGTTCCGCCAGTTGAATCTATCGCTAAGCGAACAGAGGTCTTTTGCTTCGTCCCTCGGCATAGACGCTTCGCTCATCACCATGCTTAATAAAACATCGTCCGAGATTTCCGGCTTGCGAGACAAAGCCAGGGAAATGGGCGTGCTGACTGGTGAACAAACTGGACAGGCGCTAGCGTACAATGACGCTATGACAACTCTGAAATTTGGTCTTGATTCGGTTCGTCGGTTGATAGCGGTAGGGCTTGCGCCGTCGATGGTTGAATTGACGGAGAAATTCACCGACCTGATAGCCAAGAACAAAGATTGGATCATAAACGCGGCCAAGTCGACGATAGAAGTTATCGGGGACATAATCGACGCGCTTGTTAGGATGGCACCATTCATCGGGGCGGCTGTTGTTGGATTCGTCGCGTTCAAAGTCGCAACGCTAGGGCTTGCGGGAGCATTGAGTTTTTTATCTATCCCTGCAATCCTTATCGCGGCGCTTGTCGTCGCCCTGTTCCTAGCCGTGGAAGATTTGGTTGTAGCATTTCAGGGCGGACAATCCGTGATTAGGAATTTTTGGCTTGAGTTCGCAGGGGTTGATATCCTCCCTATATTACGGGCAATCGTCAAATTTATAAAACTAGATTTTGCCGGGGCTTGGGAAGATATCAAGTCCAGCTTCATCATAATGGCGTTTAAATTGGGCGAGAAATTCCGTGAAATATTCGCCGCTATTTTTGATTGGATGAAACTGGAACTAATAAACATCCTGCCAGATTGGGCAAAAAACCTGATGATGAAAGATCAACCGACAACCGAGACAACCGGTGTAATGCCAGATTCCAGCGTTGCCAGACCTCACGCCAGGCTTTCAGAACTTGGCAGCGTTAACCGAACAGAGGTCAATGTCCAACAGAATATACGCACCTCTGACCCCGAAAGAGCCGGGCAGGTTGCGGCGGATTCTTTGCAGAGACAGATGGAAGACGCACAGACGCAATCCAGACGCGGGGGAATGTAATGGCAGTTATCCGCGATTTCATAAACGGCGCATTCAAAAACGATCCAGGGGTTGAGGTTGTAGACATCGGAGGTTTCAAAACCGCGTCAAGGGTTTCTGAAAGCGTAACCATGACCCGCGAAATCCCGACAACGTTTCTTGAGGACGGAAGCCACGTCAATGACCACATAATCAGAAACCCGCTATCGATCAGAATACAGGGGACCGTTTCGAACGTTTTTCAACTCCCATCCCCCGATGTCAAACGGTTGCAGGGAGTGCAGGCTCAGGTGGGTAATATAACCCAATATGCGCCGACAAGGACGCAATCACAAATTAGCCGCATAACTGGCCTCATAGGTGACGCTTCGGCGCTGGTTGACAGCGCAGACGCTATCATTTCCAGCGGGAAACAAGCGGCATCCTTTCTTGGATTTACCGGAGAAGAAGGAAAGACGAACATTCAGAAGTTTATCGACTTCATTGAATCGACATACAACAGCGATGCGCTCATTGACATAGACATGCCGCACAAAAAATACGACAAGATGTGCGTAACGTCATTTGAATGGGAGCGCAACAACCAAACGGATAGTTTAGAATTTACTATCGAAGCGCAGCAGTTCCGCTTTGTGGTTATCGCGTTATCGCAGATCGCACCAAAACCAGCGGCAGCAACTGGTGGGCAGACAAAAGGAAAGACGAATAAGGGCGCGCAGGACGGAAAGAAAGTCCTTGAATCTCTAGCGACAAAACTTAAAAATCGTTTCTTACCGCTATTGGTGGATTGATGAGACAAATCGAGAATATAACAACCGACCCAATCCAGGACCATACGATATTCTTCGACGAATCGGAGATAACGCTAACACTTCGATTCTATCCACGGACGCAGATATGGTGCTTTGACGTGGAGTTTGGTGAATGGGCCGTGTATGGGATCAAGTGTAGCGTTGGAGTTTTACACATACGAAGCCAGAACAAACCTTTTGATTTTTTCGTTACCGACGAATCAGGCAGCGGGATTGACCCTTTTCAACTGTCTGACTTTTCCACCGGGCGCTGTAATTTGTACATGCTGGAATCGGATGACATGGTAGAAATTAGAGGCGACGAGGTCCCGCTGTGAGATTTAACCGCGACTACGAATTGAAAATTGAAGTACGTGGAGGCGAGGTTACAATCATTCCTCCGATACGGATATCATTCCAAGCCGATAAGTCCGTTAGTGGACAGTTGAACAAGTTGCAGCTTAAAATATACAACCTGGCGGAAAAGAACCGCTTAGCTATTGTGAAGGATTCTGAAGAGGTAAGACGCATACCGTTGAGCCTTTCAGTGGGATATCAAGGACGCCTTGAATTGATGTTCAAAGGAACTATTCACCGTTGCGGAAACTCAAGGCAAGGCCCCGATATAATCACAACCATTGAAGGGCTTGACGGTGGGTTCGATTTACTAAACAGCTTCACAAGTCGCACGGTAAAGGGTGGACAAAGAGCGCTTGATTCGGTAATGTCAGACATGGCTAATACGACAATCGGGAAAACGAACGAACGTCCGGTCCTATCAAGGCCAAAAATATTAGTTGGGAACTCTGTACGTCTGATCGAAGAAACAATCAAACCAGGTGAGTCATGGTATATCGACGATGAAAAACTATACATCATAGCGGACAACGAAGTAACAACAGGGTTCGTCCCTCTCGTAAGCTCGGACACCGGTTTAATAAGTACGCCTGAAAGGACATTTTCAAAGGTGACTTTCCAAACGTTGATGAATCCTGCCGTTAAAATAGGGCGGCGAGTTAATCTTATCAGCACAACGGCACCGCATTTAAACGGGGTTTATAAGATCAATACGATAAGCTACCAAGGAGACAACTACGGATCGGAATGGAGCCAGACTTGCACGGGATTGCTTTCCCCTGACGCGGTGGTTTTATGAGCGACAAAAAACAGCTTATCGACACAATAGAGTTTTCTATATTCGAGGCACTTGCAAATTTGCATACGGCTACAGTTGCAAAAGTCGTTGCAGTTGCAGCTACAACCATTGACGTTCAGCCGGTAATCAACCGAGTGGTTAATGGGGTATCAATTAAACTTCCGTTGTTCATTGAGGTTCCGCCGTTGTTCTTGCAGGGTGGCGGATCATACACAGCGCACCCGATAGCCGTTGGCGACTATTGCCTACTGATTCTAACAGAGCGTTGCTTTGATCGTTGGTACGAAGGCCAAGACTTCCAGCAACCGGCAGAATTCAGGATGCACGATTACAGCGATGGTATAGCCATTGTCGGCATAAACCCGAGGGCTGGGGCGCTAACCATACCGATTGTTATCCAGCAGACCGGAGACACGAACCAGGACGGAAATTACACGCACCAAGGGAACCGGATACAAACCGGAAACTATACGATAACCGGCAATTATACGCAGACCGGTGACATGCAGATATTGGGTGATGTTCTTGTCGATGGCAACATAGTTTGCACCGGCACTATTTCAGCGGGGAACTTCACCGGCCTAGGCGGCGGAACAATGACCAGCACTTCGGATATCGTGGCGCAGGGCGTAAGCCTCGTTAACCATATTCATGGCGGGGTACAGACTGGCGGAGGTAATACAGGGGTGCCTATATGAGGGTAGCAGGGCTGGATAAAAACAACGATTGGACTTTCGGAAGGGGTAAGGCTTCGTACAAACGCGAATCGAAAGCCATTGCCCAGAACGTTTTCACGCGGCTTCGATCATTCACAAACGACTGGTTTTTAGATATCGGGCATGGTATCGACTGGTTCAATTTGCTCGGGCAGTACAACACGGCGCCGCAAATCATTAGAGCCGTTGAGCGGACCGTATTACAGACAGAAGGCGTTATTTCCGTACAAAGAATTGAAGTGGTTAGCCGAAGCAAACAGCGCGGCATTAGAATAGAAATCGAGTACACGGACATTTTCGGCTTACCCAATGACCAAACCCTGGAGTTATCCATATGAAACCAGTTTTTACGCCTGCCGGAATCCAGGTACAAACCTTTGATGAAATATACGCAGAGCTTGCAGATGGATACCGCGCAATATACGGGGTTGATATCAACCTTGATCCTGATAGCCCTGACGGGCAACGGGTGGCTATCGAGGCCCAGGCTCGGCTTGACTTGCAGACATTCGGGCTAACGCTGTATCAACAGATGGACCCCGATTTCTCCTTCGGGCAGTCTCTAAACCGGATCATAAAACTTGCCGGTATTGTCCGCAGAGTTGCAACTAGGTCTCAGGTTGATGCGACGATAACCACAGACAGGATATTGACTATCCCTGCCGGTTACGCGGTAGAAGACACTATTGGGCAATCATGGATAACGCTGACCAGCGCTAACCTTTCAGCCGGGGCGAATATCGTAACCCTGTTTTCGCAGGACTTCGGAGCAGTTGAAGCGGATGCCGAGACGATAACGGAACAGGTAACTTTTGTTATTGGCGTTCTGTCCGTGACGAATCCCATTGCCGCAACAGTAGGGGTTGAAGAGGAAACAGATGAAGAGCTAAGGATCAGGCGCAACCTATCTACCGAGAATCCCGCATTCAGCACAACCGGGAGTCTGTTCGCGTCACTTGCTAACATGTTGAATGTCACGAAAGTAGCGGTATATGAAAACGATACATCAATAACAGACACCGAACGCGATATGCCGCCTCATTCAATTTGGTGTGTTGTCGAAGGTGGGGCGGTTGACGATATCATCGAGACTATCGCGAAAAATAAAACGCAAGGTTGCGACAGAAAAGGTGACATTGAAGGGTCTTACACGGAGACGCTAACAAAACCTGACGGGTCAACTTTCACCATCGTTCACGTTATGAAATTTGACCGTCCAACATACGTACCACTGTTTATTCGTCTCAATGTGTTGCGTAAAGATCCATTGGTTCCGATTGACGAAACGATGATTGAACAGAGGTTGGTTGCAAGATCATTCGATATCAACGAAGACTGCATAGCCTCTGACCTGTACCGTAGCGTATACGAATCAGGAAACACTTTTATAGCCACCGATTTAGAAATCAGCCTTGACGGTATGGCATGGACCGATGGACGCCTTGACGCCTTCTATGATGAGATTTTCGAAATCGACGTTGCTGACATAGATATCACCGAGGTTGCCTAATGAGCTTCGAATCTGAATACAAAGACCTGGTTATAAAACAATACTATGACAGGCCGAAAGCGTCCGCCGAAATAGGTCTACAGGCCACAACGTGGCGGAAAACGTTTGACTGGCTCAACTCTTTCCCGATGGAGTTTGATCTTGACCATGCAACCGGCGACAGGCTTGACATCATCGGGCGGATAGTTGGGGTTAGCAGGAACGTTCCGCAAGCGTTAATAAAAGAACTTTTCGGATTCGCAGACAATCCAAACTCGAAAGGATTCTCAAGTAAATTCAGCGTACTATTTGACGGAGGTCCGTTCAGCAGCAAATTTGCACCGGACTTCACAGACCTACAGCTAGACGATAACGACTACAGGTTATTTATACGCGTCAAGATAGCAAAAAACGTTGCTCACGCCTACATGGTTGACGGGGTAAACGTAACGATCCAAGACGCGGTTATTGCCGCATTTGGAGGCCGTGCTTATATCTTAGACAACTACAACATGACGTCAACGATATACATTAGCCCTATTATAGACGCTGACCGTATATCGCTAATCTTGCGGCTTGATTTAATCCCTCATGGTGTGGGCGTTGGATACTCGCTCGTAGTCCAAGCCGAACCGGGGGAAACATTCGGATTTTCGAACAACGTTGACGCAAAAGGATTCAGTAGCAAATTCGACACCGCATACGATGGCGGGATATTCGCAAGAAAGGTGATCTAAATGGCGAAAATAACAAGATTTACCGGGAATTTGAGGGCATTCGCTGCCGATGCTCTCGCGAACGAACGGACGATATTTGGTGACGTGGTGGAGTCGGACGACCTGGACGACAACATAAACGCCAATTATCTACGGGGTTGGGGGATTGTACCCGCTTCCGGCTTCCCGACCCGCGAAGATTTTAACGGCGCGATGTTCACGGCGGCACAACTTGTGTCATATCTTCACCAGGTAGGCGTACCTGAATGGGATTCAGCGCAGGAGTATTTCGAACACAGCCGCGTGATTGGCAGTGATGGGCGGCTTTATCGTGCCTTGACCGGAGATGATATAACCCCGAATGTTGGCAATGATCCGGTTGGAGATGCCGTCAACTGGAATGATGAGTTAGGTGATTTTGTCGAGTTGGCCGGAAACCAGTCGATTGACGGAGTAAAAACATTTACAGAAAGTCCGGTTGTTCCGACTCCTACCACCGACTTCCAGACGGCTCCAAAGGGGTACGTTGACGGGTTGCTAGTTGCCGCTACACAAACAACCTCCGGGCTGATTAAGATTGCAAGCGAAGCCGAGTCCCGGGGCTGGGCGGATAACACCAAGGCAATAACCCCCCTTAGGCTTGCAACTGCGCTAGGGGGTGCCAACCAATCCCTAACCGAGAGCGGATATCAAAAAATACCAGGGGGTTTGATATTCCAGTGGGGGTTAACTACTGCGTACGGTACAGTGGACAACGAAGTCAAGACTGTGACGTTCCCGGTCGCGTTCACGGCGGCCGTATTCGCTGTAATCACTGTAGCGACTAATACATCTGTTAGCGGCAGCAATTCATCGGCTACGGTCCAAGGCACTCCGACGTTGACACAGGCTGTATTGATGAATGACAACCCTACCGGGTCGACAGTAATAACCGGAACGGTAATTAAATATATAGCGGTGGGGGTGTAATTATGAAGTACACAACATACGAACATTCAGCATCAGGGTGCAACGTAACCGGGCACTATTCAGACGATGTACACTCAACAATCCCTGACGGTGCCGTCCCTATAACCGACGAACAATGGCAACTGTCATGCGCTGGCCGTTTGCGGATCGAAAACGGAATTCCGGTTGAATATACGCCGCCAGGGCCGACCATCGAAAACCGCAGGATTTCACAACGCACAGAGCTAAAAAGGCAACGAGAGGCTTTCATCTCTTCGCCGGTATCCGGCGTCCAGGTCCGCAACTCTGACGACAAGGAAAACATCAAAGGCGCGATTGATAAATGGGAATTGCTCGGCAATCCTACGTCGATCCCCTGGATTATGGAAGATAACAGCGTCCAATTGATGAGCAAGCAAGACCTCATCAATATAGAGAATGAGTACACATTGAGGAAGATGCAATCCTTCGAAACGTACCGTACACTGTGCGCCGAATTATGCGAATCAGACGACCCAGAATCAATAACCTGGCCTGAATAATATCCGCATGTGCAGTTATACTCCGGAGCAGACTGCATCAATTTTAACCTATAACAACCGATAGGAACCGGAGAATATGCACGATCAGAATTTCATCTTCGAACATGAGCGGCGTATGTCGAAACTCGAAACCACTGTTAAAAATCACGGTGAGTTACTGATTGGAATATCTGAGCAATTGGGAAAAGTTGTGAAGTCAACAACCGATATGAAAAACTGGCTTATCGGAGCTATCGCCATGTTGATTATCCAGCAGATGGGATTAGCCGAGGGGCTGAAGCTGATTGCAACGAAGATGTTAGGAGGTGGGTAGCATGGGTTACAAATTCGGCAAATCCAGCGTCGACAATATGCGGGGCGTTTATCCGCCATTGATTGGCATCTGCTACCGTGCCCTGTCGTTGTCTCCCCATGATTTCGGCATCACCGAGGGTCTGCGAACCGAAGAACGTCAGCGGAAACTATTGGCGGACGGCAAGTCAACAACCATGAAAAGCTACCATTTGAGGGGGGCTGCGGTGGACTTCGCCGTTTTCATCGACGGGAAGATAACATGGGAAGCGGCATACTATAAAACAGTGTCGGCAGCATTCAAGACGGCGGCTCTAGAATACGGTCTTACTATCACATGGGGTGGAGACTGGGAATCTTTTTTCGACGGTCCCCACATTCAAATAGAGGGGTGAAATGCTAGATTATACAGTGTGCAAATCTTGCGGTAAATCGTACGGACCGACCTGCGAACAATGCCCACAGAAAAAGGAATAATCATGGCATTCTGGGATAACTTTCTAGGCAGCGGCATAGAGGGGGCGGCTAAAGGTCTAGGCACACTGGCGACCGACCTGCGCTCGGCCATCACTGGAAAAGAAATTCTAAGCGACGAAACAAGACTTAAAATTGAACAAATAGCTAATCAGTTGGAGGTAGGAGAACAGTCAATCGTCCATGCCGTAAACGCAACCATGCAGACAGAGGCCAAAAGCGAACACTGGCCGCAATGGTCATGGCGTCCTTTTTGGGGGTTTACTTCGGCTCTGGCATTCGTAGCCGTTGCGGCTCTATGCTGTTTGCTGGCATATAAGGCCGTTGTCGGAGGCGTACCGGAAGCAATGAATATGATACCTCAACTCGTAGCATCATTCACCGGCCTTTTTGCCATACCAGGCGCTATCCTTGGCGTGACTGCATGGCACAGGGGGCAAGAGAAAAGGGGGAAATAATGGCCCATAGTGGCACCGTTATCCGAATGCGCAACGTACCAGGCAAGCCAAAAAAACGAGCCTTAACCGCTGGCCTTCCGTACAAGACAATGGCCGGACATATCGAGACTATCCCGGCAGGATTCGAGTGGGACGGGGCAACGGTCCCCTGGCCCCTGGTATGTCTATTCCCCAGGCACAACCATCCTATCGCGACATGCAGACATGACTGGCGGTGCAAGCATGCACGGAACTCCAGGGACAGAAAGTTTGCGGACGATGAATTCCGCAAGGATGTTGCAACTACGTCATGGTGGTTAACTGAACAGTTCGGGTATCTCGGGGTGCGCATAGGTGCAAACCTCGGCATCGGCTCCAATTTTTAACGATCAAAACACCGCTACAAATCACGTCACACAATACCCCCATGCTGACACAGGTGGGGGTATCCTTTCGCAAACATCCGAAAAACCAAACAAAAACAACACCATCCAAAAAACAAATATCCGCCTGAAATAAATATTTCTTTTTTTATTTATTTATCTTGACTGCCACGCCATGTTAATTTATAGTTGTTTCACGAACAAGGAAGCCGCTCATTGACAACTAAATAGCCCGTAAAGCCTCCCACACTGTCGCGCTCGCGTCTGATACGGGGGGCAGGGAGACAAACTAAAATAAATAATCAATAGAGGTATATATAATGAGAAAACCGATTTACGTCGACGAAAAACATATTCTGTCGATCAGGGCGCTTGCAATCAGCAAGCAGCAAGCCGGGGAGGATGTTAAAGCCTCTGACCTTTTCGACCAAGCACTATCCGAATTTCTTACACGGGAGGCGGTGAAACATTATGGCAAACAGTGTGGTTGATACAACGCTAGCAATATTGGCAATATTGGCAATATTCGCGTTCCTGTCGTTCGCAGCGGTGGAAGCGATTGAAGAAGAGGCTACAGCAGAAGTCAGAGCCGCAAGGTTGGCCATTTTGGAGGGCAGACAATGACATTCGCCGAAGCTAAAAAAAGGTTGAAATTATTGGCCGGGGGACGTTTCCACAAGTTAATTTTCGGGTTGACTGAATTCCACAACGGGGACCACGAAGTCGAGTGTATAACATACGTTGACGGATATGGGCATCATACCGCTTCAACGTGGGAAGGGTCTTTCGTGTTGCTTTCTGATGCACTCAACAAGGATGAATCAAAAAGCGATTACGACGAAACACAAGGCCCCGACTACGAAGAGCCAGACCATGCCTAGCTGGCCGGTTGGCAACTGGATGGAACGGGAAGCGGCGGACGACTCATGGGCCGACGATCTGGCGGATGATGAACGATACCGGGAAATTTTCGGGGGAATAACGGAGGAAGTCGATGGAACTGCATCTGTACGAAATATCCCACGGGATAGCACAAATCCTCGGGGAGGAAGAATGGACCGAAGAAACTGAATCCCGTCTTGAAAAGCTGGAACTGGCGCTTGAGGCCAAAGCGGAAAACATCGTGAAGTTTTGCGCAACGTTGGAGGCTTTCACTTCGGCGGCGAAAGCGGAGGAAGAACGCATTTCGGCACGGCGGAAGACGGCGGAAGCTCGGATTGCGAAGCTCAAGGCATACATGAAGCAATGCCTTGAACAAGCCGAACGGATGGAGGTAAGCGCCGGGACTCACAAGGTAACCATCCAGAACAACCCGCCATCGGTCGAGATAGAAGCCGAATGGCTGATCCCTCCACGGTACAACGTGATTATCCCTGAGACTTTCCGCATCGACAAAAAAGCGATTGCGGACGTACTAAAAAAAGGGGAGGAAGTGCCGGGGGCGAAGCTGGTAAGGGGAACATCACTGAGGATTAAATAGATGAATGCATTGGGGAATATTCAGTCGGAGTTGAAAGCGCCGAAAAATCAGCACAACACTTTCGGTAAATACCATTACAGGTCATGCGAGGACATCTTCGAAGCGGTCAAGCCTTTGCTAAAAAAGTATGACTCTACATTGACCATTTCCGACACGGTGGAGGAAATCGGCGGGAGGATTTACGTTAAAGCCACCGCCACATTTGAGGGAGGTGACGGATGCAGAGCAGTTGTGACGGCCTACGCAAGGGAGGCAGAAGACCGCAAGGGAATGGACGATAGTCAGATTACCGGCGCGACAAGCTCATATAGCCGGAAATACGCGCTTAACGGTCTATTCCTGATAGATGACACCAAAGATGCGGATGCAACGAACAACCACGGCAAGGAACCATCGGCCAAGGCGAAACCGGTTGACACCACGTCAGAAGAAAGGGCGCACTATAAAACCGTCATGGCCGAAATCGACGGCGCAATGTACCCGGTAGACGTGGACAACATCCTATCCAACCGCGCCGCATGGGTAGCAAACATGCCGGACGCTGGCAGGGCAGCAATCAACAAGGCCGCTAAGTCGAGACGTGAAGCACTCGGCGGAGCATAATCCAGTTACGCTAAACCCCTGGCCATTTGGTCAGCCAACGGTGGCCGGGGGATAGGCAAACCCGCCCCAATAACGGGGCGGGTAATTTAACAGCGGGGGGTTGAATGGAATGGCGAATCACTTTCATCATCAAGGATAGATTCATCCGGCAGCGCGCCATGCAAGCGGTCAAAGAAGCGCAGGACGGAACGGAGGTGATTATCAAGCCTCCTAGCCGGTCCCTAGATCAAAACGCATTGCTTTGGCCGCTACTCACCGAGCTATCGAATCAGGTTGAATGGTACGGCAATAAACTGACTCCAGAAGAGTGGAAAGACCTGATGACCGCAGGGCTCAAAAAACAGAAGGCGGTTCCCGGAATCGATGGAGGCTTTGTAGTCATCGGGGCGCACACTTCGAAGATGAGTAAGACCGAATTCAGAGACCTGATTGAGCTTGTATATTCATTTGGATCGGAACGGGGCGTTACTTGGGAAAGGGTTGATATATGACCAATGCGGAAAAGTCGCACCTTGCCGCTATTGCTTCCCTTCCTTGCGCGATCTGCGGGGCAAGGCCCGTATCGGTCCACCATATCCGGCGGTTCGGGGAAAAGCGCGACAACTGGAAAACTTCCCCGCTATGTTATCTTCATCACCAAGGAACGGAGGGTATCCACCATTTAGGGAAAAAAGAATGGGAGCGCAGATTTATCACGCAGGAAGAGTTAATCAACCGAACCAATGAAATGATGGAGGGTAAATGAACCACGCAACTAAAACCGCGCCTTGCGGGTGCAAAATAACGCGGCTTGATCCAGTAGAAACAATAGTAGTCGCGAACGGTCCGCCGAAGAAAATTCACGCCGTATCCGTTGTGCGGTGCAAAAAATGCACATCGTATGTTAAACGGAGAAACTCTTTTATCAATGCTGCCAGTGCTTACGCTGATACGCAGCACGATAAAGTGGCGATGGATAACAAATGGTCACGGTGCTTTCTCAAGAAAATGGATCGTCTTATGTTGGGGGAGACATGAGAAAAAACAACCCGCAGCACCGCATTCATGGTAGAATAAACGCCGCTTCGATAGACAGAAGCCCACGTTTGCAAAGAGTAGCGAATCTTCTATCTAGCGGCGTATGTTACAGCACGTTGGATATAATCAGGCTGGCGAATGTGTGCGCCGTTTCTTCGTGCATATCTGAACTACGGGCAAACGGGTTTGATATCGGATGCGCACGGTTTAAAGACATTTGGTTTTATTGGATGATAGATACGGAGGTTTAAATGTGCGAAGAATGCAGGTCAATCATTGCCGCGCTGAAATCGGCAGGGGAAGAAAAAGATGGCGTCATAAAATACCTGGCGCTGAAACTTGTCGAAGCTGACAACACGGCGTTACAGCAATCAATCGCGGTTGCAGATCTTATCAAGAAGTACCGGCTATGATTGGGGTGGATAACGCCAAGGGTAACCAGCCCGCGCCACTGAGGTACCCTTGAAAACCCGCCGCTTCACGCGGTCTGGTTGACCTGTTTGTTAGCGATTTCACGATAAATTATAGAGGTGCCTTATGAGCTTAGACGTAACCCTGCACGGCGATGAAATAACTGAAAGATGTTGTTGTGGCAAATGCGATAATGAGCACGAGCATACTTACCGAGAAACGCTTTTTTATGCCAATATTACCCATAATCTGGGCGACATGGCGGAGGAAGCAGGGATATATATGCACCTTTGGAGGCCTGACGAACTCGGCCTGATTAGCGCCAAAGAGCTTATTGCTCCGTTGGCGGATGGCCTCCAGAAGATGAAGGATAGCCCCGAACACTATAAAAAGTTTGATTCCCCCAACGGGTGGGGCCTTTACATTCATTTTGTGCCATGGATCGAGAAGTATTTAAAGTCCTGTATCGAGCACCCAGAATCAATTATTTCGGTTTCTCGCTAACGGATTAAATTAACCCGCCTATCGGGTTCGATGGGTGGTTATTTTTCGGAGGTGCCATGAAAGTACAATGCAGCGGGGCTCAAAGATGTAGGATTTCCACCTGTGTTCATATCCTCCCTCATGACAAGGAGGTTCGCGTGAAAACAAATGAAATTGAGTTAAGTGATGACGAACTCTGCCGCATTGTCGGCGAATACATCGGCAAAGAAAAAGGCGAAACCTTAGGAAAGATGGAGATAACCGAAACGGATGACCAGCGACGATTTACCCGGTTTCGTGTAAAGGAATGACAAAGCATAACGACCGAAATAACCGGGAGAGCGTAGAGAATCCGGTTGATTGACTGGTTGTATTGCGATTTTTAAAAAGGACAAAACGATGAACCTCAACAAACTGATAGCCAGACTCAGGCAACTACAGAAAAATGGGTGTGGGAAATTAGCGGTGCATGTCTTGGCTCATGACAACTCTGCCGGGGAAAGCCAGGGAACCGTTTTTAGCGTTTCGTACTATGAGAAAGACCCGTTGGAACCCCGTGGCTATTCCGGCAAAGATGATGCGCTATATTCATCGACCCCAGACAAGATGATTTATTTGCACCTTGGTTAGCAATACAACGATTGAGCTAACGGGCTTGCGGCCCAAGGAGTAGAGATGATGGAAAAAAGCGAAATGTTCAAGGACTGCACAGGAGTCGAAATTCGCGACTTGCGTAGCAAGTCCGAGTTGAGCGCCGGGTTAGATGCGAGGTTGAAAAGAGTTGAAGCCGCCAAGGGAAAGCTGATTTTTCAGGCAGCACGCTGTTTAACTGTATTGCCGCTGTCGGAATACTCGGAAGATTGGCCGGGAAACATTCCGAAAGTGGTGTTGCGAGAGATCGAAAAACAAACAGAGCGTCTCAAGGATATGGCTGTCAGGCTGCGAGAAATAGCAGATAGCATCTAACAAGGCTTATATAGACCCCCCTGTATAAACCCATATTTTAATGCGTCACAACATCGAGGGCAAATGCAATTTATCATCGGTATCGACCCCGGAGTCAACACTGGGTTTGCCATCTGGCACAAACCAACTGGCAAACTGTTGGAGGTGACATCATTGTCCATAGTCGCCGCAATGGACAAAATAGTAAAACTCGGGCCACTTGAAATAATCGAGTTGAGATACGAGGACGCTAATTTAAGACGGTGGTATGGGAGCAAGGGGGCAGAGGTATTGCAGGGTGTCGGATCGGTCAAACGCGACTGCAATATCTGGGCGGAATTCTGCCAGTTCCACGGCATCAAGTCCCGCGCAATTGCCCCACAAAGGGGCGCTACAAAATGGACGGCGGAGTATTTCCGCACCGTAACCAAATGGCAGGGGCGGACGAATGAACACGGTAGGGATGCCGCCTTGCTGGTGATAGGGGGATAAATGAAAGAACCGGAAGCACGCAAACAAGGTTATCGGTGCAAGGAGTGCGGCACCCCTCTTGAAGTGAACAGAGAAGGATATTATTGCCCGGAGTGCTTAGGAAATTACCTTGAAAAGGAATGGGATTTTCCGAAAATAAAAAGGGGGGTAAATGGCATGCATGAGAATTGAACACGGTTTCATCTGCGGGCCTGATTACTGGGTAAACATGAAACCATACGGCGCTTGCGTTTGGATGGAGTGGCACAACTACCACGGGCCGACATTTTACCGGAGTGAATCAGCACTAAATCCGATTAAGACACCGTCTAAAAAAACTTGGGAGGCATTTACAAGATGGCTGCTAGAAAAATGACAACACAGGGAAAGGCGCTACTTGAGTGGGGTTCCCGCCGACAGATGATGAAAACAGCGGAAGAATTCGCGGAGGCCGCTGCATCAATAATGCGGTGGCTCAATATACCAACAGACGAAAGCTACACGGCCATGATAGACGAACTGGCGGACGCTGAAATCTGCACCGCTTACCCTCGGCTGATATTCGGTGACGATGTAATTCAGGAGGCGGTTGATAGGAAACTGAAACGGCTGGAAGGGATGATGAAAGTGGGGGAAAAATGAAGGCTATATTGCCCTACATGGTGGAGTTATTTGTGTTTTGCTTTATATGGACATCAATAGGTAGAGCATTCGCGCATAGCGGCATTGATGTCCATCCAGCCTATTGGATGCTTTTGGGATATTTTGCCGGGAATTTAGGTATGTGGATTTCAGCTAAAGCGAAAGACCAGACGACAAGGATGATCGGAGCGGAGAAATGAGCGATCCAGTTATATGCAAAAAATGTGGCGCAGGAAGCTATAACGAACCGGGCGCGACAATGCTCGCCTGTTGGAGCTGTTATTTGAAGGCTATTGAACGTGCCGAAAAAGCGGAAGATAAAATTCTTAGTCTGGAAATGGCCGCAACGGAAAAAGAAGAACAAAACAAAGAAATGTTCGCCATGCTGGAAGGGTTGGAGTGGTGCGGAATTTCACAAATCTCAGACGAGGAATGTATTAGCTTTTGTCCGACATGTGATTACGGATATGACGGGCATTCAGACGATTGCGCCCTCGGCAACCTGCTGGCGAAAGTGAGGGGGAAATAGAAATCAAAGAATTGAAAGAAATACTAGATGCGGTTTATGACCACACGATAACAGCTGAGCAGGGGTGGGCAATGATCGACGCTGACAGAGAATGGCCCAACGAAGACAGTGAAGGATATTGGTTGCCGCTTACATCTACAGACACTGTTCGATAGTATATATCAATGCCAGGGGGTTGCAATGGAATCGTTTGAATTGAGGACGGTTAAAGTTGAGTGTTCAAGATGCGGAGATCCGATAAATATCCATCTCCAGCACGGGGACAAATTGCCAAGGTGGAAGTTCTGCCGGGAATGCAAGTCCAACATCGGGGAGGAATCAGGGAACAAACGTCTGTTAACCCGCGAAGACGTGAAGAAAACAAAACGCAGCGGATGGCGGAAAGCTGTTCCCGGTGATGCGAATTTTGAGCCGCTTAACGGGTGGGATCGTGTTTACAATCAAAGCGACCCTGAATTTTCCGAGATAGCCCAAAGTGTAAAACCCCTTCGCGAAATAACGAATATCGCGTATCCGCCGAATCATATCCTCCGCTGGGCAGAAAATAACATCGGCTATATTGACGGCAGGAAGGTTTGACTATGGCGGCGATACATTTGCAGAGATACGACCGGCACAAAAAGGTAGCCGGTGGGGATTGCGGGAAGCTCGGGGATGCTACAAACTCGCCGGACGCTGTAACCTGCGGACTCTGCCTATTGCGGATTTATACCGGGACTGTGCGGCCATACTGGCGGGGAAAACTTGCGGGGCGCAAGGGGTTTACATGGTCTGAACATTTGAACAAAAACATCGTGTTGAACTTAACTTTCATGGATGCGAGGCAACATGGCTAACGATCCTGTTTTTGTTTACGAAAAGGACGGAGTTATACAGGTTTTATCCATGCACGACGAAGCGCACACACTGAAAACTGTAGGGTGGAAACTTATCGCGTCACTGGACCCTGCGAGGTATATCCAGGGGTTGTTGAGGGAATATCCGGCGCTAGTCCGGGTGATGAAAAGAGATATTAACGAGTGCAGGGGGAACAACGATGAATAAGGTTATACTTTTGGGAAGGATTGGCAAGGATTTGGAACTTCGTTACACCGCAGGAGGGACCGCCGTTGCTAACACCTCGCTTGCGACCAGCAAGAAAATCAAAGGTGAGCAGGTAACGCAATGGCACAACCTTGTATTTTGGGACAAGACCGCCGAACTTGCGGCCAAATATTTCAAAAAAGGAGATCCGCTGTCCGTCGAGGGGGAAATCGAATATCGGAGTTATGACACGAAGGACGGCGAGAAAAAGTACATTACCGAAATTCGTGTTTCTCAGCTTCACTTTGTGCCAGGCGGGGCAGCGTCTGCACAATCAACCGAACGCGGCGCACATGGCAAGCCATCGCCGGTAAGTGCCGGAACGCAGGATTCTCCGTATGACACATTCGACGATTCTTCAATCCCATTTTAGCGGCCAGTATGAAAATAACAATTTAATTATTTTTCCATACCGCTCAACTTGAAAAATGGTATACTGCCAAAACATCGCGGTTGATATTTTATCTTTAATTTTGGGACGCAGCGCAAGGAGGTTTAATGGATTACCAAGAGTTCATAATGAACAAACAACAGCTCGGAGGGTCGCACGGATTCAAGCCGCTCTTCATGCCGGATTGTTTATTTGATTTCCAAGAAAGCCTAGTTGAATACGCGGTTAACAAAGGTAGGGCGGCAATATATGCCGACTGCGGATTAGGTAAAACTCTGATGGAGCTAGTGTGGGCTGAAAACGTGGCACGACACACAGGCAAAAACGTCCTTATCCTGACCCCCCTGGCGGTAACTTATCAGATAGTTTCCGAGGGTGAAAAGTTCGGCATAGAGGCCAAGCGTTCTCACCACGGGGAAGTCTACCGGATAACCGTTACCAACTATGAACGGCTCCACCTTCTAAACCCTGATGATTTTATCGGGGTAGTATGCGACGAATCTAGTATACTGAAAAACTTCAAAGGCAAGACCAAAAACGAAATAACGATTTTCATGCGGAAAATTCCCTACCGTCTCCTTGCAACTGCGACCCCTTCGCCTAATGATTTTCCAGAGCTTGGCACATCAAGCGAGGCGCTGGGATATCTCGGGCACATGGACATGCTCAACAAGTTTTTCAAGAACGACATGAACAACAGTTCAACCGGTAGGCACGGCGGACAGACCATCAAGTGGCGGTTAAAGGGCCATGCGGAACTTCCTTTTTGGCGGTGGGTTTGTTCGTGGTCGAGAGCAATAAGGAAGCCGTCTGATATTGGTTTCGACGATACCGATTTTATTCTACCGCCGTTGTCGGAGAAGGAACACATGGTTGAAACAAACACACCAGCCGAGGGTATGTTGTTTGCTATGCCAGCGGTAGGTATGAAAGAACAGAGGGAGGAGAGACGGAGAACTATAGCCGAACGTTGCGAACGAGCTGCATCTTTGGTTAACGGCACAGGACAACCGGCTATCGTGTGGTGCCACATGAACGACGAAGGCGACCTTCTCCAAAGGTTGATACCTGACGCGGTTCAGGTTAGCGGTAAGGACAGTGACGACCGCAAGGAAGAAAAGCTAATGTCATTCTCCAACAATCAGACGCGGGTTCTTATCACAAAACCTGTGATCGGCGCATGGGGTTTAAATTTCCAGCATTGTAATCACATGACGTTTTTCCCGTCTCATTCGTTTGAGCAATATTATCAAGGTGTTCGTAGATGTTGGAGATTCGGTCAAAAAAGGCCGGTACATATCGACGTGATAACGACCGAAGGAGAATCAAGAGTACTGAAAAATCTACAAAGGAAAGCTGAACAGGCAGACAAGATGTTCGGCAACCTGGTACACGAAATGAACAATGTATTGAAAATTGACCGCAATAATCTTTATACAAAAAAACAGGAGGTACCTTCATGGCTGTAATAGACCAAGAGATAACTGACCGTTACGCAATATACAATGGAGATTGCATTCAAGGCATGCGTGAGTTGCCAGACGATTCGGTACACGCGACCATTTATTCTCCGCCATTTTGCGGGTTATACCAATATTCCAGCCACGAACAAGACCTTTCGAATTGCGACAGTTACGACCAATTTTTTGAACACTATAAATTTGTGGTTGAAGAAATCGCAAGGATAACAATGCCTGGGAGGATTACCGCTGTCCACTGCATGGATACCCCGAATAGTAACAGCGGCAGGGACAGCCTTTCTGATTTTCCCGGCGATATCATCCGACTTCATGAAAAATGCGGGTTTCAGTTCATGGGCCGTCATGGAATATGGAAGGAGCCGCTTGCCGTTCGTTTGCGGACCATGCAGAAAAACCTGGCGCACCAGACCTTGACGCTGGATTCCACTCTATGTGGGGTGGCTTCAATGGATCAGCTGCTTTTGTTCCGAAATAAGGGGGAGAATCCTGTTCCTGTAACCCATCCGAATGGGATGTTTGATTATGCCGGGGAACGTGAAATGCCAGCAGATATTCTGCATTACAAAGGGTATGAAGGGAAACAAACCGAAAACAGGTACAGTCATTGGATATGGCGTCAATACGCCTCTTGCTTTTGGGACGATATCAGAATCAGCCATGTTTTGCCGTACAAAGAGGGACGTGACGAAGACGACGAAAAACACGTTCATCCTTTGCAACTTGACGTTATCCACCGGTTTGTTGAGTTGAGGACCAACCCGGGAGAGACCGTCTTGACCCCGTTTATGGGTGTAGGTTCCGAGGTATACAAGGCGGTTGAGTTGGGTCGGCGAGGGATAGGGTTCGAGCTTAAACCGTCATATTTCCGACAGGCTGTCAAAAATGTTTCAGAGGCTGGGAATATTGTTCAAGAGCAACAAACGTTAGATTTATTATAATCAAAGGGGACACAATGAAAACATGGCGCGCCGTACCAACATGGCTGAAAATCCTGCTAGCCATCGTATACATACCAATAATTTTAATGGTAGTTGCTTTCTGTTCCCGGAAAGAGGAAATCAGCCTCCGTAAAGTTTTGGAGATTGCCGAGAGTGACCACAAGGCTAAATTTGAAGGATACCTTCACCTGTACGGTATCGACGATTCGAACGTGGAGTACAAACGGAACGTTGCAAT